TTGTAAATTAAAAATGGTGCATCACAAAAACATAATTTAAAATAAACATAACTATCAATACTAAAACAAAAAACACTCATACCCTCTAAACTAATAAAGTTAATAGAGAGATCATTAAATATCTTAAACGCTGGATGAATGTTTTGACCATATAAGAGGGCAAAAAATTCTTCCACATTACTACCCTTACTCTCTAAAGATAAAAGTTCTCTTATTGTCATTTAAGTATTACTCCAAGCTCCCTCAAAACTTTCCTCGAAATATTAGGAAAGCCTGTAACATATATTTTATCACAACTTACACCCACCTCTATCTCTTGATCAATCATTAATTCATCTGGGTGAATTTTATCTGAGAAATATAATATATTCTGATTCTCACTGCCTCTTAAACCACTCGAAATTCTCTTGTCCTTCTCATATCTACCATCTATCAAAACATCTACATAACTTAAAGATTTTCTCAAAAGAAAATCTTTATTTATTTCATCAATAGAGTATCCAGTAAAAAGAATTATTCCCTTACTTAAATTTAAAGTATAGAGTAACATTAGTAATTCTAAAATATCTTCTTTATAAAATTTATAATTTTTGATATTTTCAGGAATATTTTTAAAATTTGATGCGTAACTAACTTTATCTATATTAATAACGAAAAATTTTTTTTTATTAAGAATTTTAATTAGATTACTACCTATAAAACCTAATCCGCCAGTGACAATTATTGTATTCATTTATTAATTTTAATACTTGTGAATAAGTCAATTCTTTCCCAATTAAAAATAATTCTAATTCGTTTTCATGATTGGGTAAATTATTTACTTTATGAAAACGAAATTTTTCGTGAATAAAACTTTCAAAATCTTTACTTTTATTTACTTGAAAACAATCAATCAATAAACACTCTTCATATTTAGTTTTATGTTCTTTGTATCTTTCCAATACTCCTTTACGACTTTCTCCGATTTTAATAATATATTGTCCGTTTTCAAATGTTTTTATTTTTATAATATACACCACAGAACCAATAGTTCCATATTCTTTTAATAATACCTTTTCTCTTTCTAATGTTTTTTGTTTTTCTAATTTTATTTCATATTCTATTTTTGTTTTATCTTCTAGTTGTTGTAATTGTAATTTTAATTCGTTGCTTTCTTCATACATAATTTCTTGAAGAATTGATTCTAATTTAATAAAATAATCATGAATTTCATCTGCTTTCTTTGTGCATGCTTTTAAAGATAATTTTTTGAAAGTTTCTATGTTTAATAAAAATGTTTCTTTGTTATGTCCTCCTTTAATGTGTTCTGTTTGCTTTTGCAACAACAAAAGCGATTTTTTATAATCTTTATCAATAACAAAATTTTTTTCTAATAATGTTTTAGCGTTAACTTTTTGACTAAATCCTAACCATTTCCATACATTATCTAAGTCAATAACAAAATCTTTCTTGTAATCATACTTTAAATAACAGAAAAAACTAGAAAGAAATATTTGTTGTTCATAATTAGTAAAATTTGTTTTAACTTTTTCAATTAATTTTGACTGATAATTACCATTTAACTTTGTAATTGGGTTGCTTTCAATAAGATTTACGATGTCAACACTCATTATAGTATTATTATGGAGATGTCTTTATATTGTTTTTTGCTTTTAGATTGAAAAAACAATATAATTGTAATATTGGTTGTATAATAAGAATAGTAAATATAATTTTGAGACGATGTATGGTCTCAGTTCGAGTACGCGAGGCCGCCCCTTGCCTTCATTTCTTAACTTTCATTAAGAAAATGGACTATACCTTAAAGAATCACAGGAATTTGCTAGATTCCTCATCTCCATTTCATTATAGGTCTCTGAACCTTCTTCATATGCTTGCATGACGCACTTAGAAGCTTGGCTGCGGATTGTCCAATCTTTTTCGTTTTTACTATGCCCACGGTCATTACCCTTGGGTATTGTTATAGTTTCCCATAACAAGTAGTAGAAAAAGCTCTCAGGAGTTTCCCGCAATTTAGAAATGTTGCCTGCTAAAATTCAACAGACTAGCTGGTTATATAATATCTGACTCATTTGTGTCAGATATATTTGCTTTACACTGTTTACCCATACTAGGAAGCAAATATCTAGTATGGCAGCCAACTGTTGGGCACAGGAGTTAATGCCCGACATAATTCTCAACACATTATAATTTGTAGCGTAGATACGAACCTTTGCGGTCTTCGTACCTTCCACGGTCGCATTTGATAGCACCAACTGTAGAGTAGCGTTATCAATACGAGAGAAGTTACACGTCCCTGAAGGCTGATGCTCTTCAGGTCTCAAAGCAAAGGAATAAACATTGATACCTTCATCAGGGCAACGTGTGTGCGACTGGAAAGGCTGGACGTAGTTGAAGTAAGAACCCTCACGCTCAGAGAAGCGGTCCTGTCCATTTAGCTGAAGTTTTGCTGTAACAACTGGATTCTGCCCCCAACAGTGCATCGGCAAAGATGTTTCTGTTAAAACGAATGTTCCAGCATCAGAGATGGTAGAACCGCCATTGTGGTCCTGTGCCATTTCTTTAAGCTGTGATAATGTAGAACCAGGAGGACCTTGAGGAGTTGAGATTCCTCCAAAGTTGGGTTCATTATAAGGATTATTAGGTCCATGCCAGTATCCTGTGAAGTTCTCAGGAATATTCACATCTAATGCTCCAGCATCATTAAATAATCCACGAGCATCAATATAAGCACCACCCTGATGTCCTGCGACTTCATTCGGTCCACCAAAGGCATGAATGGCATTGGGTAGAGCATCAACCGCATCAGTATAGTTAAAAGACTGTGCGCCAAGAACACGGAAAAGAGTAGCATCACAAACAAGTGATGAACAGTAATCAACATTCTGATCAGGCTGAACAACCCAAATTATTTCCTTGACAGGATGATTGAAATTCAACCGAATCTTGTTAGAAGAAGACCCAACAGACTCGTCACCAGTAAATTGAAGCTGTGTAATTAGATACTCATGAGGATTCTGTGCGAAGCGTCTGCGCTCATCAGTATCCAAAAAGACATAATCGACATACAAAGAAGCAGCAACTAAAGACTGATTGTATGCGATGGCAGCAGGAACAGGACGGCCAGGAGCGTACTGTGTTTTTGAAGTTGGTGGCTCGTTGGGTGTAGCACAACTTAATGTTGTAACTGCCCATAAACATTCATCAATTGGGCGTATATCTAAATTAATCTTAACTTCGTGATACTGTACATCACGTTTACCCTACCTTTCGGTATATTTATGTATTACAAGAGGGAGTAGACTATATCTTAAGCCATCATTAAGGTTGATTACTCCTTTCAGACCCATTATCGTTTAGTCGTTGAACTTTCTTCATATCCTTATCATAGCGGACTTAGAAGCTTAGCTGCAGATTATCCATTTCATTAAATTTTTTCAAATTTAAATCATATGTGGGATTTTTACCATACCTGAGTTCATTATCTCTCAGCCACTTTAAACTTTCATTTAAAGTTTGGTACCCTAAAAAATTTTTATATTTTGAGTTAAAACGATTTATATTAACAATGTTATTAAAATAGTAATGTAATTGTATTTTATCTGATTTGCTGAGATTTATAGATGATTGAAGAGGTTGTAAATTTGTCCAGTGAAAACATATATTTATTTCATTTTCATTATTAAGGTTAAAAGAATTAATAGGAAGAATATGATCAATTTGCCAATAATCACCCAAGTTATTCCAATTCATTTTTTCATCAAAGCGAAACTCTATCCATTTTTTTAAAAATTCAATATCACAACCAATAATATTTTGATATGATGTTTTTAGTCCTTTTAACATTTTATGGATTTTGCTACGAAGTATTTCGCTTAACTGAAAATTTAAATTGGTTTTTCTTAAATGTTTAATTTTTTCTTTTCGAATAGGCAAATATTCTTTATTTTTTAATTTAGTATGTTCTTTTACCTCTGGACGTTTTCTATACTCTTTTCTTTGACTGTTAATGATTGTAGAATTTTCTTCACGATATTTTTTATTTTTATTTAATAATTCTTGTTTATTTATTTCATAATATTCGTGTTGTTTTTGTTTAATTTGTTCAAAATTATTTTTTCTATAATTTTTTCTACAACTTTTACAATCATATCTATATCCATCTTTACTTGATTTTAAGTTACCAAAATTATTTATTTCTTTTTCAAGTTTACAAATATAACAAATCTTTGTTACACTCATACTACCATTAATAACACTTTATCTTTAATATTTAACTCAAATATAATAATCTTTTATTTTAACATCTTTAGGAACTTCCCGCAATTTGGTAATGTCGCAACATACTGCATTTAGCAGCATGCCACTAGCATCTGGGGATGACTAAAAAAGTCATTCTGAGCCCCTAACAAATTTTCCCTAAAGCAGATCTCAGATGCCTTAGGTTGGATGCTTTTCTGCCCTACAGTTTTCAAGGCGATAAGCGGCAATGCCAATCCCGGGTTGGTACAGAACCAAAATTGAAGAGGAATGTAAAGAGTAGTTTCAGGAAGGGCGTTACGAGGGGCGCACACTTGGCGGGGTGCTAAGGAATCGCAAGGTCCATCGACTTCAGCAAAAGAAGGATCAGTGATAAAAGTTAGCTGTGTTGTATTACCAATCATCTTGTAGTATGCGCGTTCTTGCTCTGACGTCATTGTCAACTGGTTCCAGATGTGCATCCAATCGCCATATTGGCGATCAATACGTTGACCACCAATTTCAACCTCAACCTGAGCAACTAACTGTTCACCAGGGAAATCTAACCAACGGGCATAAACACCGGTTCCGACATCAGCCGCATAACTAGCGATACCCATTAACTGATTAATTTCAGGAAGAGTAACCTGTAGATATGTGCGATAACACAAATCGCCATTTCGACTAATAGTACATGTGATATGACGACCAAAATCTGCTTGTCCATTGAATGTTTGTTCAATAGACTCGATCGCAAAATTTGTATACCTTCGATATGTTACTTTCCAAAAAGTAATTTGAGGATTACCAGTTAAATAAACATCTTGAGCCCCATAGGCAACTAATTGCATTAATCCACCACCCATTATAATATTCCTAAAGAAAAAAAAAATAAGTTTTAATTTAATTAAACTAAAATAAATCTTTTATTTCCATATTTTTTATAACAAATTGTGATATATATTCATCATTGTAAATTTCTTTTTTATTTTCATGTGGTTTGGTAAAAATATATTCTTCATTTTGTTTTTTAATCATCCAACCGCTATTTAATGAATTATATAAAAAAATCATTTTATAAAATAATTTCTTATCTATTTGGATGTCTTTTTTTTTATTTTTATCCATTAATTAATAAAAATAGATTTAATTAATTTATTAAACTAATATAATAAATTAATTATTAAATAAATAATAATTTTATAATATAATGCCTAATTTTAAACCTAAAACTTCTAAGAATATTGTAATAGATAAAAAAAAATCAATAACACTTTATGGAAAACACAAAGAATTTTTTGATCCTTGACCTATCTATTTTACTAGAAACAGTAAATGATTGTGATCCTAAATTAAACTCTAATTGACCTCCTCTAATAGGAAAATCTATATTATAATTATTATTTTTCAATAAAAATAATTATAATGTGAATATTAAAATTTTATTATTACCTTAC